GGTAATAATCTCCACGGGTTATTGCTTGCCATGTTTTTTCAAGGCAAACATATTCATTTCTGATTTTTTCAACAATTTCTTTGTTTGTCATCTCACACCTCATTATAGATATGGTGTATATTGCCATTCAAGACTATGGGGATTTTTACCAAGCGCTTCTGCCATCATTCTTAGGATTGCAACCTTTTCATATATTTGACGCTTGGAGTGTATTGAGACTCTGGTATCAATATAAAAGTCTGCTGGTTGTCGTGCCGCCATTTCAGCAAGCATCCAGCAGTTTTGACTACTGCAAAGCGTATAGACTGCAACCTGTAAATTATGTAAGGCGGTTTCAGCCTTTTTTCTGTCTTCTTTTACTATATATTCTATTCTTTCTTTTACTTTATTCATATCCAACTTCATTTTATGCCTCCTCTAAATAATAATGAAGCCCTTGCCGTTGACCCGGACAAGCCAAGCATCCAACATGAGTTGAATACATACAGCAAGGGCAAATTGTATTTTGTTTGAGGGGTTACTTGGAGTCCGAGTCTAATATTATCCATACTACATTATAACGATAAATTAGCAATTGTCAAGGGGTAATCGACATGTAAAATTGTAAGTGTTGTCTCACAATGCTTTGCCAGTGCATGTTATGTCATGTCATTATATCACAAGGGGAATATAGCGTTGTCGCATTGCAATACCGTAAACCGTTGTTATATATAGCTATAACCCCGTTCCCCCTTGTCTAATTCCTTATTGCCAAACTCACGGTCACAGCACAAACAAGTAAAGGTCTCGGTTTTGTCATTTATAATCAAATCATCACAATCACAATAAGGACATTTTGTATGGTCATCATCATAATTCATTGCCATTAATTCTCAATCTTACTTGACTGAATGGACAATTTGGGGTATTATGTCAAATGAAAAATGAGAATCAACCAGTGGCTAGGCTTTTCCCTTTTTGTTGATCTTGAGAAATCTATAGAAAGAGATTTGAAAGAGTTCCAAGATGGAACAGTTTCGGAGCCATATAATAAGGTGGCAAACCAATGGCTTGCACCGACATAAACCCCTGATCCAAGACACCCAACATTATATTATAGACTAAAGGGCTCACAAAGGGCTCAAAACAATAACTCCATAATCACTACACAATAACAACCACTATAGAGTCACTACACACACAAAATCAATATAACAACCATTACACATACACTACGTAGATAATGATCCCTTACACACCACATACACCATGTGCAGCCCCACGTGCAGTCAGCTCGTGCTTTTATCGCTCCTGCCCGATGTTATCCTTTTGTATAACGTTATACTTTTGTATAACATTGTGTGTGTAGGTATCATAATACTTGTTATCGGACACCAAACCCCACGAAAAACCATAAAAGCCTATGATATATAGGGCTATACGCTATATGTAGTGTAGTGGATGGGGCTATGATTATTGTCTGATTGCACTGCACCACAGCCCCCCGCCGGTATGGGTGAGGGGGATGTCCATGCTACCCCCCGCTTGCGCATAGAATCATGTTAACCCCGTGTGTGGTGTGTGGGTGTTTTGTGTTTTTGGTGTGTATTATGTAGTGGAAGTGTTTTGGGAAACCTATAAATTGGCAATATGGCATTAAGTGGTGTAATTTGGTGTGATTTTTTGAAAAGTCTTGAAATATGGTAAATCGGGTGTTTTTATTTCTGTATATATGAGTGGATATTATTAGAATACCATTAAGCGATGTGAGCCCTCTGGGTATCGGAGCATTTGCGACGTACGAAGTAGGGGGACTTTTCGCTTTAGATAGGAGGCATAATGGATGGCTATGTTGAATGCCGCAGGTGTGGTGAGCTGTGCAATGTTGACGGCGAATACCCCAAGTTCTTTGCGTGGTGTGAGACGTGCAACGACTATGCCGATTGTAACATGAGCGAATACACCGCCGACTACCTTGCGACAAAGATAGATGGATAGTTTAGATTTAGAGGAGATTGGTTTTGAGGTTGAGGATGAGGATATATTGATGTTATTAATGGCTGGTTGGTATGAATTTTTGGTGGCGTAGTGTGGCGGTAGCCCAAAGAGAGAGGTATCGGATTGTGACTCCGAAAGATAACAGTGCAAATCTGTTCCGCCACCCCAATTAAGGAGTATATATGGCTGATATATTGATTAAGAAATATCCCAAGGAGGGCGATCCTGCTAAGATGTCACCGATGGGTGAGTGGGCGCACCGTAATCGTGCGTGGGACAGGAAAACCGATTCAGCGATAGCTGGTGTGCGTATGCGTCAGAACCGTTCACGCTGGACGTTTACCATGCCCCATATTTCCCAGGAGGAATGGGATAGGATTTTCAAGAAGGAAAAGGGAAAAGAGGAAAAAAATGACAAAAAAGATGACTGAGGTTGACGTTGTTATCATAAGTTGGGCGAAAACGCCTGAATTACGGGCAGTTACGCAGAATTGCCTCGATACGTTATATGCCTCAGAAGTAAATGTACGATTCAATCCTATAATTGTGGAGACTGACAAGGACACCGAGTATAATTGGGGTGTAACAATTCACCCAAAAAGTAAATTCGGGTACAACAAGTATTGTAATTTGGGGCGTAAGAAGGGCAAGGCACCGCATGTGGTGTTGTGTAACAACGATATTCTTTTTGATGCGGGCTGGGCAACATGTTTACTTGCTGCCCGTAAGCAGTTCCCCCGGTTTCGCAGTATGTCCCCATGGTGTCCACGAACACATGGTGATGTTAACGGTAAAAGGGGTCAGCTTATTGAGGGTTATCAGGCACGTCGCGAGATTTCTGGTTGGTGTATTTTCCAGGACAGAACGATTTATGATACTATCGGCGATCTTGATGAGGAGCTCGTGTTCTGGTATGTCGATAACGACTATGGTGCGACATTAATGAAACACGGCATAAAACATTGTCTCGTGCCTGATTCGATGGTTACCCATCTTGGTAGCGAAAAAGCGACGGGCTTAACCACAAGAACGCTCGACGAAAAGACACAAGAGAAATACCGTTTCGGTAACGAGGAATACATTAAAGAGAAATGGGGTGACATGGAGACCAAATCGAACTAACAGAAAATTGGGTAGAAATAGAACGCCAGAAGTGCAAAGAGGATTTCTTCTATTTTATTAATTTTATCTTAAACCCCATCTGCCCTGGCGGTGAGTTCAAGTACAGCAACTCCGAACACTTCCACCAGATGTTGCGGTTATTGAACGCCGACCAGAATTTTACGTTAAGTGATTTTGGAACATACCATATTGCTACCGACAACCCCTACCATAACCGTAAATTAGGTTTGCTCCCGCGGTACCACGGAAAGAGCCGTGTCGGTACTGTGGCGTATTGTATGTGGCAGTTATTACGTAATCCCGATTTACGTATTCTTATTATTAGTGAGATATGGGATAACGCCCGTGATATGCTTAATATGATTAAAGATTTATATAAAGAGATTTCCGACTGCAAGGACTCCGAACTCCACTACATTTACGAGATAATGGGTGACTGGGAAAAGAAAGGCAGCTGGACACAGGATAAGATAACGGTCAAGCCACGAGTACGAAAAGGCACCGACCCAAGTATTATGACCGCTGGCATGGAACGTGAGGTGACATCGAAACACTTTGATTTGGTGATATGTGATGACCTTTTAGGTGAGACCAACACCAAGACCAAAGACCAACTCAAGAAGTCCATCAAACATTTTTCGTCATTAACCGAGGTCGGTGATGTTGACCAGGATAAAGTGACCACCTATATAATCTGGGGCACGACATGGGATTATAACGACCTATATGCAATGATTTTCAATAAAATGAAAGGCAGATTCGATATTTTGAAACTACGGTGCTGGGACGACGAGACTTGTCAGACCCCAACTAAAACTCTATTCCCCGACAAATTTCCACTTACCTATCTGAAAGAGGTATATAAAGAAAAGATGTCAATAGGCGACCCCGACTCGTTCTATAAGCAGTACCTGAACGAACCGTTACCTGACCAGGCACGTGTTTTTAAACCAGAATATATACAATATTTTGATTTAGCTGATGTCGAGAAACGCAAATTGTCGGTCGTGGTTACGGTTGACCCAGCCCTAAGCGAGAATGAATGGTCAGACAATACCGCCATTGTGGCGACGGGTATTGACAGTATCGGACGCAGGTATGTGTTGGATTATTATAAATTCAAGGAATCCGATCCCGCCAAAGTCGTATCGTATATTATAAAAATGGCACGCAGGTATTGGCAGAATAAAACGCATACACTGCTTACCGTTGGGATTGAACGTGGGCACTTAAAGAATACTCTTGAGCCCCACATACAGAAGTTTGCCAACTGGATGCCCTATGAACCGTTAGAACACATGAACCAAAATAAAACCCACAGAATTATTAATGCGTTGCAACCGTTTGTTATTACCAAAAGAATTTATTTACAGCGCTGGATGCATGACCTTATCGACCAGATGGTCAGATTCCCGAAAGCCAATATCGAAAAAGACGTGCTGGATGCTTTAGCATACCACGTCCAATTAGTTCCCGTGTGGGAAAACCAGCAAGAGTTTGAAGCCAGCCCGCCCACGACAGACAAGATGTTCTGGAGTGAGGTTAGCGAAAAATATAAAGATAAAGAAAAGGCAATGAGGAGGTAATATGCACTTTTTAGTTTACCAAAAAATGAAAGATACATTGAAAGATGACCCCGACATGATTCCTAAGGCGTTTAATAATCGCAGGGAATTATTGGTATGGGCGTTGGAGCATGGAATACGGTTGAAATACGGTGGGACACTTATTCTTAACGGTACAACAGGTGAAATAGAACGGGGTACAAGCGATATACGCAGCGAGATAGCCCGTCTTGACGCAGAAGACAAAGCAACATACGTGGAAAAAATATTAACCCACGCAAAATAGGAGGAAGTAATGGGTAAGAAAGACAGAAAGAAAAAGGTTGAGGAAAAAGTTGTGGTTGATGTTAAGGTTGAGGATTCAGCTGTTCCAGAACCGAAACCAGAACCGAATCCATCCCCACCAATGCCGGATGATATGCGGGAGTTCTGGGCGGCAGGTGAGTTTGATGACAAGAAATCAGTGGTTTCATTATTCAATAACTTAGTGCGACAGGGTTATACGGTTGATGCAGACTTTGAGTATAGTCGTAACGGATTTATCAACGTAATTTATAAAGTAAAAAAGGCGGGATAACATGGAGTATGTGGTATTAGGTGTGGCTGTCGGGTTAGTGGCTGTGAAATTCTGGCTTGATGAACGCAGGGAAACACGGTGGCACGAGACACTAAACGACCTCTTGAACAGAAAGATGGCAAAAGATTTCTATGATTATGTTTACGGAACAGAACTATTGAACAAATCAAAGAATCCGCAACATCAACTCTTTAAGGAAATCGAGCAACAGATAAAAGATAAAGCCGATGAAGGAAAAGTACCCAAGTTCATTAACGAAAGAAGACCATTCGTACCAAAGGAATACTAAAATGGATGAGATACCGACCCCAAAGAAGAAAAGGACGTGGCACAAGCGATGGACACCAAAGCAGTTTGCCCTGTATCTGATGAGCGTTGACATGAAGTATGTCCTGCCTGGTACAAGCAACGAAACAATTATGGCTGAAGTTCCAAATTTGCATTGTGGGATTGGGAAGGTATCGTATTTACGTAATCATAGAGAGTTTCAGAATACAGTTGAGGAATACTTTAATTTTAAGATACGCAGCGAGTTCTCTACCGAAACGATGTTCTGGTGTTATTTAAGACATAGTTATGAAACCAACATGGAGAAAGAAGACCCGTCAAGCAAGTTGTTAGATGTTCTTGGTGCGTTATCCGGTAAATATGGTGCCCGAATACCAAAAAAGAAAGAAGGAAAAAAACTAACACCCGCACAAGCAGCCCGACTTATTCATCAACGAGAACAAATCGAACACGCATTAAAAGAAAAAGATGGGCTTATTGTAAAAGGGGAGGAAGACGATAATGGAGAGTAATATAATTCAAGATGACGCAAGATATGTGTTTAAGCTGTTTCGGGAACTGGAACAAGCACGCACTAACCAGGACACCGATGCCTATAACAACTTTGCTGCTCTTTACGGACACCAGTATGCCGAATGGTCAGAGATAGGTAGATATTATGTAAACTATTTGGCGTTGGGTAGAACGGATGACCGTGTGCGTATCACCATTAATAAAATTAAACCTATCATGCAGGCGAGAGCGACCTTCATTATTGGTGAGAACCCAAACATTTCTATTGATTCCGATTCACCTGAGACTGATGACAAAGAAGCAGCATACGTAGCCCAGCGTGTAGCGAGGGCTGACTGGGAACAGAATAATCTATATGGTGCGTGTCAGGATGTGTGGGAGTGGGTTAAATCAGGTGGTCTTGCGTATATCGAGACTTATTACGACCCTAATGCAGGGAAGTATCTTGGCAGGATAGCTGAGACAGGACAGCATGTTTTTGAGGGTCTGGTTAAATCTAAAGTCCATCCCAAGTTTTCTGTATTTACCGACCCGCTTGCGACTAACTGGAACGATGTGCAGTATGTGATAATTGCCAGTATCGTGAGCAGGGAATTTGCAGACCGTCTTGGGCTGGATATAGATTACGATAACGTGAGCGGTGATGTGTGGGCTGTTTCCCCAACGCAAATAATGGATTTGGTAAACCAGCTGGAGCGTCCTGAGTTAATCGCCATGCAGGATGCCCAAGACCAGAAGGGTAAGAAACGTAACCTTTTAATGTTGAAATACTATGAGCGACCAACCGCCACAAGACCAATGGGTCGTTTTATCCAGGTGGTCGGCGATAAGGTCATTAGAAAGGGCGAGTTATTGTTCGGTGAGTTTCCCGTTGTGCCGTTTATAGACTCAACCGTGGCGGGAACGATTAATGGTCAAACACCCGTTACTGAGATGCGACCCGTGCAAGAATTGTTAAACAAAATAGTTTCACTCGATTATGAACGCAGTCAGTTACCAGATATGTATGCGTTCCCTCGTGGTGGAAGTTGGCCGAGAAAGTTTGGTACACGAGCAGTTATTACTGGTGAATACCGTCCTGGTATGGGTGAACCGAAGTTTATCCAGGCGGGGGTCAACAGGCAGGATTATATTATGAAGATGAAATACTATGAGGAGTGGCTTGAGAACATCGCTGGTGTATCGGCAATATCAAGTCGTGCAGATGCCCCGTCGTCAATGTCAGGTCGCATGGGATACATATTAACCGATGCAAACAGGGTATTGTTATCGGGTATAAAATATCGTTTCAATCGTTCGGTAGCTGATTGGATTAGATTGAGATTAAGATTTATGGGTAAATTTTATGATGATGAACGGATGATGTCATTCATTAATGAGTATGATAAACGTGAGGTTGTACGGTTTACGGGTAAAGACATAGGTGATAACTGGTCGATAAACGTGAGATTTGCTGAAGCAATAAACGACCCCAACCAACGGGCACAAAGGATTTTACAATTATTCCAGAATCCAATTGTCGTTCAAGAATTAATGAAAGACCCCGTGTCGATGCGTAAGGCGTTGGTCGGTATCGACCCTGAAATCGGACACGAGTATTTTGTCAGCGAGACTGATACCGATGTCGCCCGTGACGAGAATTTTGAATTTCAACAGGGCGGTGATCCTGCGGTTATGCCGTGGAACAACGATGCAACCCACAGTGTAGAGCACAAACGACAGCTTGATTCAGATACATTGAGGAAATGGTCACCTGATGCGGTCGATAAATTACAGAAACACTGGTTCAAACATCAGATGCAGACGGCAGCCAAAATGCGTGAGCAAATGATGATGCAGATGATGCAGACCGAGATGGCACAAGCACAGCAGGGCGAGCAGGGTAAATCTAATGCACCGGGCACGCCAGGTGTTGCACCAGGACAGGGTACACCAACCACGCCAATACAACAAATTGACCAGACACTTGAGGGTCAAACGGCTGGTGCGTATCCAGGTTATCAGCCAGGACAGCAATCAGGGTTATCAATACAACCAGCAGGAGGTGGTTAAATGAAAACAAAAATGCAGGGTGGTGAATTGTGGATTTGGGATGAACAAAAAAAGAAATGGTATAAGTCCGTACAGCGGACTTTATCAAGAAAGAAACGTAGTGTGGCTACAGAATTTAAGGCAAAACCAACAACTAAAGCTTCATTGAGTTTAGCTCAAAAAGTTGCACAAGGTATTGCTACCAGAAAAGAAGAACAAGAATACTGGGCTCAGCAAGCAGCTACACAGAATCGGTAATCATGCCATTTCGCAGTAAAAAACAACGTCGTTATCTATGGATGAAACATCCGAAGTTAGCTCGTAAGTGGACGGATAAATATGGCAGTAAGATTAAGAAAAAGAAAAGACGCAATGTGGCGAAGGAGTGGAAGAATTAAACCGAAACTATTTATAGCGACACCGTGTAACACGTTATTCCCGTATCAGTATGTGGACTCTATTACAGCGACATGGCGGTGGCTATCAGATAAATATGATTTAGGCGTTGGGTTTTGTGAGTCGGCTCTCATATATTCAAACCGCAACAATCTATTCAATACGGCATATAAAAACAACGTGGATTATATACTGTTTATTGATAGCGATATGGACTGGCGACCCGAGATGATTCACAAGATGGTGCAGTTTGATAAAGATGTTGTTACTGCGGTGTGTTTATCACGCAAACCGATGATTAACAATATTCACTTACCTGCGTTATTTGAGAAGGTTGACAATGAATATAGAACGCTGTCAAGTTTTCCCGATACGCCGTTTCGGGTAGACGCTTCGGGATTAGCCTTCATGTTGCTTAAGAAAAATGTTATTAAGAAAATGACCGAACTTATACCGAAACTCGGCTTGCCGTTTGACCCATTATACAGCAAGAACATAGGCATTAAACGGGTTGGTGATAGTGAATTTATCGGTGAGGATTTGAGTTTCTGTTATCGTCTTAATGAAGCAGGGTTTGAGATACTGTGTCTACCTGAAGTTAAGGTCGGACATATCGTGCAGTTTTCATTGGGGAAAGGTTAATGAATAAACTATTATTTATAGCGACACCACACAGCGGTTCTATACCAGCCCCATACGTTAATTGTTTATTGCACACATGGAATGCTCTATTTGGAAAGTATAGTTTGGGTATCAGCACCGCAGATTCAGCTCTCATCCACAGAAACCGCAACCATTTATTTAATGAAGCACATAAGGACAATGCGGATTATATACTGTTTATTGACACTGACATCGTATGGAATCCCGAAGATATAGAAAAATTAATTGCTTTAGATAAAGATATTGTTTCTGGGGTATATAAGAGCCGTCGTCCACTACAGGACATTCAAAATGCTTACGTGGTATTTGGTAAACGTGATGATGGTGAATTGAGCGTGTATGAGGAATTACCAACCATGCCATTTAAAACAGAAGCGGTAGGCATGGGTTTTTGTTTGATAAAAAGAAAAGTTATTGAAACGATGATAGGTAAAATACCAGAACTCGGACTGCCGTTCGATTTTATTCATGTTGATGAAATGAAACAAAAACACAACGAAGAAAGCAATCTTGCTGGTGAAGACATTTCATTTTGTTACCGTGCAAAAAGGGCAGGATTCGATGTTTGGGTTGAACCAAGTGTTGCTGTTGCTCACTTGACAGCAAGTTTAATTGTATGAACAGAACAGATTTAGATAATGTTTTGAAAATTCGCTACACTCAGACCCGTGGAAAGAAACGGCAACGGAATGTAGCAAATGAATTTAGGGCAACCCGCAAGTCTATGGTGGGCTTCGTGACCCAAAAAGGAGGCAGCAATGCCAAAACCAGAAGAAAACGAAAATCTTGATGAAGGTCAAGTTCAGACCTCGCAAGAGGCAACTGATGAAGCATTAACGTTGGAGCAACTGCAAAGCAAAAAGCCTGAAGAAGTCCTCGAACTCTACAATAATGCGGTAGAGATGAGGAAGTCGGCAACCCATAAATATATGGAGTCCGCAGAAGATAGAGCGGAAAGAAAACGGCTTGAAGCTGAGCGAGAATATCTATTGAATGAAGGGCAACGCAAGGATGCTGAACTTCAGCGTGCTTACGACCAAATCAATCAATGGAGCACGACACTCCAACAAACGAGGCAATACACACCACCTTCGCCTCAGTCTTACGACGAACTTACGCCCGAACAAGCGTATTCACAGATAATCGCCGAGCAACGCAAAACACAGGAAGAACTTGCTAACTTGAAAAAGATGCAGGAACAGAATGCGTTTGAGTTGCGTGGTGAGGTTGAGAAAACGCAGAGGGCGATAGAATACAGAGATTTTCTTAAAGAGAAAATTTTGCCTAACTATGAATTTGTAACTCAACGAGGTATTGACGATTGGTTTATAGAACATCCGACGCTTGACGCTAATCCGAAAACCGTTCAAATTGCTGCTGAGGAAATTCAGAAGCGGGAAAACGATATGATTGAAGTCCGTGTCCAAGCCCGATTAAAAGAAAGGGCAAAGAAAGCGGAACAGGTCGCAGTCGTGGGCGGTGAAACGCCACTGGCAGCAATGCCAGGGGGCAAAAGGATGGTTGACCTTTCACAAGCGGAACAGGAAGAAATAATCCGTCGAGACCTTGAGCAGTTACGAAAGAAATAAAGTTCTGTGTTAGTCTTACTTTTAACACAGAGCTAATCTTAAAGGAGGTTAAACATGAGTTATTATGACATTGCGGCTACGATGGCTAATGTGTTAATGGTAAGATACCCCGTAAAAGATATTGCTGATTTGGGTTATCGCCAACAGGCAATTATGCCTTTTATCAACAAGGTAAGAGGTAAATACGGTGGTAAGAATTTTTCATTTACTATTTTGACCCATCGTGGTCACGACACTCAGTTCTATGCTGAGGGTGGAACTTTGGTTACCCCGACTGCTGAGCAGTATGTAAGAGGGTATCTTGACCCAACGACAATAGTAACAAAACAAATCTTGACTCAGGAAGCGATTTCTGATTCCAATGATTCTAATGGTTCATTGTTCTCGGCGATAGCTGAATTACCGAAACGTATTGCAAAAAACCATGCGTTTCATATTGCTAATCATGCCTGGGCGCTTGACAGTTTAGGTAAACTGGCAACCTGCGGTGTAACATCGGCGGCTTCGACAATTGTTTTGGCGACAACCGCTAATACACGTAAGTTTTTCAGGGGTATGGTAGTTGACGTTAAACTGTCGTCTTCTGGTGCTGTTTCTGGCGACCTTGATAGTTGTACTATTATTGCATTATCTGACCCGTTTGCATCATCACAGTACATTGTTCTTGACACCACAACGGGTACAACCACAGCATTGCATGGTGTGTATATGCAGGATTGTGCGTCAACCCTGACACCGTACGTATGGAATCCGATACCAGTATTAGTGGGTACTGGTACGGTACACAGTATTAGCACGACAACCTATCCTGAATTCAAGTCGTATGTGAATACGGATACAGGCTCGCTTTCACTTGCCAAGATTCAGCAAATGGTTGACTGGGTTGAGGCGTTCCATGAGGGTGCTGCAAAGGGTCTTGTGATGTATGCTTCGCCTGAAGTTATCATCAAATATGGTGACCTATTGATAGCTGATATTCGTTACACGCAAGAGAACCTGAAACGTATCGAAGGTGGCTACCCAACCGATATTTACTATCGTGGCGGGTCAATGGGGCTTATCCCGATTATGAAGGATAGCCTCATGCCGAAGGACGAGATATTCCTGCTTTCACCAAATGCGTTCCATTTCTACTCAACAGCTTGGTGGGAATGGTTTGACAAGGGCGGAAGCAAGTTTATTCCTGCATCCACACTTGGTTACGAATTAAGATTCTTCTCACGTGGCAACATGGGCATCAAAGACCGTTCAGGCACAGGTAAATTACAGGCGATTAATCTATAAATGGAAATTACTTGGGGGGCGGTTAAATCCGCCCTCCTACCGAAGTATCCGACATGGTGTCGGGGTAAACTAATCTTAAGGAGGATTAAATGATTAAATTAAGAAACCTTGATCCATCGTTGAAACAATGGATTATGGCACAGACGAATC